CATTCTCGATGAAGACAGCTTGAAAGCAGCTGTCTGTCATGATTATGTGTGTGCAGAATATAAAAACAGTTATCGTAATGGCGACAACTTTATCGGCAGCGATTGCCTGCCTGTTGACTGCGACAATGACCACTCAGAAAATCCGGAAGACTGGATTACTCCAGAGGATGTCATGCAGGCCTTTCCCGGTGTGACCTTCGCTGTTCATTACAGTCGTTTCAACAATAAGGTGAAGAACGGCAAGCCTGCAAGGCCTAAATTTCATGTTCTTTTTCCAATTGAATACGTGACAGATGCCACTCTTTACAGTGACATGAAAAAGCTAGTCAATTCCATTTTCCCCTATTTCGATACGAAGGCTCTGGATGCGGCTCGCTTCTTCTTTGGAACTAACACTGCGGATGTTGCCTTGTATCCGGGACGTATGAATCTGACGGAATATCTCGACGAGGATATTTTCGATGAGGATTTGCCGGAAGGTCAGTATGACGGCGCAACGATTCCCGAAGGCAGTCGTAATGCAACCATGTCTCGTTTTGCTGGAAAGGTCATCAAGAAATATGGCGACGGCGACACAGCCTATCAAGCTTTTCTCGAAGAAGCAGATAAATGCGAGCCACCACTAGATGCTTCTGAGCTTGCTACCATCTGGCACAGTGCCCAGCGCTTCTATGCCCGCGTTCAGCAGCAGGATGGCTATGTTGCACCGGAGGTTTACAACGATCCTTCCTGCTATAAGCCAGAGGATTACTCCGATGTAGGACAGGCTGAGGTGTTGGCAAAATATTTTTCAAATGAGCTCCGCTACTCTCCTGCCACACACTTTATCCGCTACTCTGACCACTACTGGCAGGAATCCGAGCCAGGTGCCCAGGCCGTGGCGCACGAGCTTACTCGCAGGCAACTGAAGGAAGCAAACCGGGATCTCATGGAAGCACTGGATAAGATGAAGAACTGTGGTGCCCAGAATATTCTCGACAGTACCTCGAAGGCCAAAGCCGAACAGCTGATGAATGAGCAACAGCTGGAAGTCTATCGTGAGTTTCTGGCAGCTAAGGCCTATCAGACATTTGCCATCAAGCGACGGGACTCCAAGAATGTCACCTCAACGTTAAAGGAATCTCATCCAATGCTGGAGATTTCTCCTCGCGACCTGGACGCAGACTGCTTTGCGCTCTGTACCCCAGAGGCGACCTTTGATCTCCGCCAAGGCATGGCCGGAGCCAGAGAGCATTCGCCGGAGGACTTCATCACCAAAATTACCAGCGTTTCACCAAATCAGAAAGGCATGCAAATTTGGCTGGACAGCTTGAATCTCATCTTCCAGCACAATCAGGAGCTAATCGATTATGTACAAATGATCTGTGGGCTTGCTGCGATCGGTAAGGTTTACGTGGAAGCGCTGATCATCGCCTATGGTGATGGCCGTAATGGCAAGTCCACCTTCTGGAATGCCATCTCCCGTGTGCTTGGTCTTTACTCCGGTAACATTTCTGCAGATACCCTGACCGTAGGCTGCCGCAGAAACATCAAACCGGAAATGGCCGAGGTTAAGGGCAAGAGACTTCTTATCGCTGCCGAGATGCAGGAAGGTGCAAGGCTCAACGACTCTACCGTTAAGCAGCTCTGCTCTACAGATGATGTCTTTGCAGAAAAGAAGTACAAGGATCCTTTTTCCTTCAAGCCCTGTCACACGCTGGTGCTGTATACCAACCACCTGCCTCGCGTCAGTGCATCCGATGATGGTATCTGGAGGAGACTCATCGTCATTCCTTTTAATGCCAAAATTACCGGAAGCAACGATATCAAGAATTACAGTGAGTATCTCTATGACAATGCTGGTGGTGCGATCCTCTCCTGGATCATCGAAGGCAGCAAGAAGGTCATCGATACCGACTACCATATCCCGGTTCCAGCCTGCGTACAGAATGCCATCGATGATTATCGTAGCCAGAATGACTGGTTTGGGCACTTCCTTGAGGATAAATGCATCCTTGGTGACGAGTATAAGGAAAACTCCTCTAACCTGTATCAGGCTTATCGTAATCACTGCATCGATTGCAACGAATATGTGCGATCCACGGCGGACTTCTACTTTGCTATGGAGAATGCTGGATATGAGCGCATTACCTTGAGTCGAAAGCGCTATTTCAAGGGACTGCGCCTACGTACTGAGGATGATTTTGATGAGGAATTTTTAGATTGATTGAACCGAATGACAAGGTGTATCAATGTCTCTGTATAAACTTTTCTATAGGCTATAAAAAATCATATATAGAAAAGTTCAGGAAATACCATTGATACACCTTGCACATCTGAAAAATAACCACTGATTGGAGAATGACAATGTTAGAAAAACAGATAGACAACAAGTTAACCGGGATGGTAAAGCAGCATGGCGGCATCGCCGTAAAGTTCGTGTCTCCGAGCTTTGCAGGAATGCCGGATCGCCTGGTCCTATTACCTGATGGGATCATCGCCTTCGTAGAACTGAAGGCCCCAGGTAAAAAGCCTCGTCCGCTTCAAATAGCACGGCACAAGCTGCTACGCTCACTCGGATTTCAGGTCTATGTGATTGATGGCGTAGAGCAGATTGGAGGAATGCTTCATGAACTTCTCACCACATAATTATCAAACCTACGCCATCGACTACATCGAAACGCATCCTGTGGCAGCAGTTCTCCTCGATATGGGCCTTGGCAAGACGGTTATTTCTCTGACGGCCATTGCAGACCTATTGTTTGACAGCTTCGAGGCACATCGCATTCTGGTGATTGCCCCTCTTCGAGTAGCCCGCGACACCTGGCCTGCGGAAATTGCAAAATGGAAACACCTGCAGCACTTGACCTACGCAGTCTGCGTGGGGACACCGAAGGAGCGACGCACTGCACTTATGTCCATATCCGACATCACCATCATCAACAGAGAAAATCTTGGCTGGCTGATTGATTCCAGTGGCTTTGATTTTGATTACGATATGGTCGTCATTGACGAGCTATCCTCCTTCAAGAATCACAAGTCAAAACGATTTCAATCCTTAATGAAGGTCAGGCCCAAGGTAAAGCGGATCATCGGTCTTACCGGCACACCTTCATCCAATGGTCTCATGGATTTGTGGGCCGAATTCAAGCTTCTGGATTTTGGGGAAAGACTTGGTCGTTTCATTACCCACTACCGCAACAACTACTTCATTCCAGACAAGCGAAATGGCGAAATCATCTACTCCTACAAGCCCATGCCCTATGCCGAGGATGCCATCTACCGGAAAATATCGGATATCACGATTTCCATGAAATCCACTGATCATCTACAGATGCCGGAGCTGATCACATCACAATATGAGGTGCAGCTATCCGAGGAGGAAGAAAAACGCTATGAGGAGCTCAAAGCAGACTTCATACTGGAACTCCCGGAAGGCGAAATCACAGCTGCCAATGCAGCTTCTCTTACTGGTAAGCTGTCGCAGCTTGCAAATGGTGCCATTTATGATGACGACGGCAACATCCTGGAATTTCATGACCGAAAGCTGGATGCCCTGGAGGATCTTATCGAAGCTGCAAATGGCAAGCCTCTCCTGGTTGCCTATTGGTTCAAGCATGATCTACAGCGCATCAAGAAGCGCTTTGATGTAAGAGAAATCAAAACCAGCAAGGATATTATGGACTGGAATCATGGTGATATTCCTGTTGCCGTCATCCACCCTGCCTCTGCCGGTCATGGACTGAATCTTCAGGCTGGTGGATCTACACTTATCTGGTTCGGGCTGACCTGGTCTTTGGAGTTATATCAGCAGACCAACGCCCGTCTCTGGCGACAAGGCCAGACCTCCGGCACTGTCGTCATTGAGCACATCATTACCAAAGGCACCATTGATGAGCGCATCCTAAAGGCACTGTCCCTGAAGGAGGTTACACAAAACGCATTGATTGATGCGGTAAAAGCAAATCTATGACAATCTACGACAACATAGGTCAATCCGAGGAAACTTTATTATTCGGAGGTACTCTATGAATGCAAAAGAATATTTATCCCAGGCCCGCAACCTGGATCAGCGTATTATCACCAAGACGCAGATGATTGATTCCTTAAATGATCTGGCTACCCGATGCACCACCACCTATTCGGACATGCCGAAGAATCCAAATCACGGCAATTCCCGCCTGGAGGAATGTGTCATGAAGATCATCGACTTGGAGGAGCAGATCACAAGAGACATGGAAAAGCTGGTGGATTTGAAGAAAGAAATCACCCACGTGATTCATTCTGTCTCCAATCCAGAATATCAGGATCTTCTGGCGAAGCGTTACATTTGCTGTGAATCCTGGGAAAAGATCGCCGTGGATATGAATTACGAGCTTCGTTACATTCATAAGCTCCACAGCCGTGCCCTGCAGGAAGTGAAAGTTCCTGAGCCAATCGAAAGTGAACACGAAAAGACATAGAATGACACTATCGCCTTCTGATAGTATTAGACTAGCAAAAAAGAAAATCACAGAAGCCTTGTAGGACCTATCTCCTGCAGGGCTTTTCTTATACCGCAAGGAGGTGAAACTGATGCCGAGAAAACCGAAGCGTCCCTGCTCTTATCCAGGCTGTCCTAATCTCACGGACGGTCGCTTCTGTGAGGAGCACGCCAAGGAAGAGGCCAGACGCTACGAGCGCTATGAAAGAGATCCTGCCACCAAGCGTCGCTACGGTCGTGCATGGAAGCGAATCCGTGACAGCTATGCTGCTGCCCATCCGCTTTGTGAGGAGTGCCTTGCGAAGGGTGTATATACACCAACCGAGGAAATCCATCACATACTTCCGCTATCTCAGGGAGGCACCCATGACCGTGAGAATCTGAAAGCATTGTGCAAAGCCTGCCATGCCCGCATCCATGCGGAGCGTGGTGACCGCTGGCACAATACACAAAGCTGATGCGTTTTCTTTGTGTAACCTGCCACCCCAGGGGCGGTCTGAATCTCTACGGCGCAGCTGCCGTGGAACGGGCGTGGGGTCTCACGCACAAAAACGCGTTTTCAAACGGGGTAATAGGCCCCGGACAAGGAGGTGAATCATTTTGGCTAAGGACGGAACCAACCGTGGCGGCGCTCGTATCGGTGCCGGAGCCAAGAAAAAGCCCTTAGCTGACAAAATCACTGAGGGTAATCCGGGCAAGCGAAAGCTGACTGTCATCGAGTTTGAAAATCAAGCTGCAGATTTAGAAGGTCAGGCGATGCCCAAGCCATCTAAGCTCTTATCCGCCACACAGAAAGACGGTAAGCCACTGGTGGCTGAAGAAGTATATAAGGCAACCTGGGAATGGTTGGCAGAGCGCAGGTGTGCATCGCTTGTTTCACCCCAGCTTCTGGAACGCTATGCCATGAGTGTTGCCAGGTGGATTCAGTGTGAGGAAGCAATTACAGACTACGGTTTTCTCGCCAAACACCCTACAACGGGAAATGCCATGCAATCTCCCTACGTAGCCATGAGCCAGAATTTTATGAGCCAGACAAACCGGCTCTGGATGGAAATCTATCAAATCGTAAAAGAAAATTGCGCGGCGGAGTACAAGGGCGAAACGCCTATGGATGATGCGATGGAACGCCTGCTCCGTGCAAGGAAAGGAAACTGATATGGACTATCGTGAATTTATGAATCAGCTGAAAAGCTATCGAAAGCAGCTGAGCTTTCAGCAGTTCAGCACACTTCGTGGTCAAGCTAAGGCCGGTGATATTGATGCCGCCTACAAGGGCCTACAGAAATTACTCAGGAGGAATGCACCATGCTAATTGAAAAGAAAAATGTCACTGAGCTACTTCCTGCTGATTACAATCCCCGTAAGGATTTAAGGCCCGGCGATCCGGAATATGAAAAGCTGAAACGCTCCATCGAGCAGTTCGGATATGTGGAACCCGTCATCTGGAATGCCACTACTGGTCGCGTGGTTGGCGGGCATCAGCGCTTAAAGATTCTACAGGACATGGGCATGACGGAAGTTGACTGCGTCGTTGTAGAGCTTGATGAGGAACACGAAAAGGCACTGAATGTTGCGCTCAACAAAATCAGCGGCGAATGGGACAACGACAAATTAGCACTGTTAATCGCAGATCTGCAAGGCGCTGACTTCGATGTCTCTCTCACCGGTTTTGAACCTGCTGAGCTTGACGATTTGTTTAAGGATGATGTGAAAGATGGCATCAAGGAAGATGATTTTGACGTCGAATCCGAGCTTGCAAAGCCTACCATAACCAAATCCGGTGACCTTTGGTGCCTTGGTCCACACAGACTTCTCTGTGGCGACAGCACAAAGAGTGAAAGCTATGAGCTTTTGATGGCTGGCAAGAAGGCAAACCTGGTGGTCACGGATCCGCCTTACAATGTGAACTATGAAGGCTCCGCTGGTAAGATCCAGAATGACAACATGGATAATGACTCCTTCTATCAGTTCTTGCTGGATGCCTTCACTAATATGAAAGCAGTCATGGCCGATGACGCATCCATCTATGTGTTTCATGCAGATACAGAGGGCCTGAATTTTAGAAAAGCTTTTTCTGATGCAGGCTTCTATCTTTCCGGCTGTTGCATCTGGAAAAAGCCCTCCCTGGTGCTGGGCCGTTCACCATATCAATGGCAGCATGAGCCTTGCCTCTTTGGCTGGAAGAAAAATGGCAAGCATCAATGGTACTCCGGTCGCAAGGAAACCACGATCTGGGAATTTGAAAAGCCTAAGAAAAATGCAGATCATCCGACTATGAAGCCGGTGGCATTGATTGCCTACCCAATCATGAATTCAAGTCTTACAAACTGCATCGTGCTCGATCCCTTCGGAGGATCCGGCAGCACGCTGATTGCCTGCGAACAGACCGGGCGCATCTGCCACACAATTGAATTAGACGAAAAATACGCAGACGTCATCGTGAAGCGCTATATCGAACAGGTAGGCACTTCCGATGGCGTTTCTGTTATCCGTGATGGTCTGACTTACCAATACGATGAAGTCGCTATCTCCGAAGAATCCCTGCAGGCATAATACACACGATTTGCTGCAACACTCCAGCGGATCTTTGGTACATATATTCGCTCTGGATCGCTTGATAATATGTGCCTTCAGAGTGATATATGTACTACCAAAACAAAGGAGGATTCCACTATGGAGATCAGATTTAACGTAACAGGAAGCGCCAAAAAAGAGCTGGTAGGGATTATTTCACAGGTAACCGGATGCAAGCAATTTTATAAGGGAATGCCAAGCGCCGCCTACGAGGTTGCAGACATTACCATCAGCAAGGATGGCACCGTGAGCTACGATGAGCGAACAGAGGAAAACACTATCAAGGCAATCCTTGAACAGACTGCCGCAGCGGGTTTTGCCGCAGAGTTAGATGAGGCACCGGCCGCTGAAACACCAGAAGCAACCGCCACAGCAGAAACGGACATTTCAGCGGCTGCAAAGGTCACTGGCCTGGTGATTTCCTTCCCGGCTGACAAGGTTAACCTTGAAAACCTGCGAAAGCTTCTGGAAAGCAAGTCAGACCTCATCAAGAAGGCCCTGGAGGTTGAAGCCTTCCCGATTGAGGAGCACGACGATCAGGTCAGCTTCCCTTGGTGGCTTAGCATGCCGGACTTCGATGCCATTACCGCCTACACTGCATTCCTTTCTGCCCTTTGCAAGATGAGTAAGGAGCAGAAGCGTATCACAGCAAAGGCAAAGCCAATAGATAACGAAAAATACGCCTTCCGCTGCTTTCTTCTCCGCCTCGGCTTCATCGGAGACGAATACAAGAAAAGTCGCAGGATCCTCTGCCGATACCTTTGCGGCAACAGCTCCTACGCAGGAGGTGAAGGCCATGTTATTCGCTAACAGAGCGCAGGTTGAACGCCTGCGCCTCCGCTATCCCATCGGAACCAGAGTGGAGCTTGTAAAGATGGACGATGCTCAGGCACCGCCCATCGGCACCCAGGGAACGGTAACCGGTGTGGATGATACCGGTAGCCTCATGGTGGACTGGGATAATGGTTCTGGCCTCAATGTAATCTACGGTGTGGATCGTGTGAAGAAGCTGTAATATACACAGTTTTCTCCTCCATATAGCAGCCGATCTTTGGTACATATATCGTCCTTAATCCGCTTGCTATTATGTGCTTTCAGAGTGATATATGTACTACCAAAAGAAAACAAGGAGGCACACACCATGATGAATATTTTTGAAGAAGCTTACAGAGGAATCCAGGAAGCAAAAAAGGCTTACGCCACAGCAACTAACACGGCTGAGCAGGATGCAGCAAGAGCCATTTACAAGCAGGCAACCGCAAAAATTGGTGGCTTAAGCAGCACAGAGCAGCGCATCTGGAGCGCGTATGAAACCGCCAAGGACTGCGGCAACGAGTACATCGACCTGAACGACACCATCAGCGATGATGCAGTTGAAGGCCTGGTAGCCTGCATGAAGAAATATGGCATTGAAGCCTTCACCTTCTCTTCCACCTGGAGCAGCGCAGTTGAAACCGCATGGCTTTTCCAGAAAGCCGGATGCACCTTGGCGGGCCTGATTGAGATCAACAGCCAGCACAAAGCCTTCATGAGCGATGAATATGAAAAGGCACACGGATACCTTTTCAAGCTGAACTAAGGAGGGCAAAACCATGTGGGCAGAAGGAAGCATCAAGATTGAAAACAGCATTTTTCATTACTGGGTGAAGCATTATGAAGAACCGAGCGAGGACTACGGCATTGACGGCGGTAGGATTTCAAAGCTCATGCTGAAGAGAAACGGTGAGATCGCCTACAACTACGACAGAGGCCCGGATATCGAGCCGGTCGACGAAGAAACAGAAATGGCACTTGCCATTCTGATGAAGGAATACAACTAAGAACATTCCCGAAGGACCACCCTCAAGGGTGTGTTCCTCGTTATACGATATTTATTGATGATGGTCGTGCCAATACGGTAACGACTTATTTTTATGCCCGGAGGTGAAGCATGTGCGTAAATTAAAGAAATATAAACCGACCAAATTCAAAGCAAAGGACTCTCATTATGATGTGGATGCTGCGGATTATGCTGTGAGCTTTATCGAATGCCTTTGCCACACCAAGGGCACCTGGGCCGGTAAGCCCTTCGAGCTGATTGACTGGCAGGAGCAGATCATCCGTGATCTCTTCGGCACACTGAAACCAAATGGATACCGCCAATTCAATACCGCCTATGTGGAAATTCCTAAAAAGATGGGGAAATCTGAGCTAGCTGCTGCCGTCGCCCTACTTCTTACTTGCGGCGATGGGGAAGAACGAGCTGAGGTTTATGGCTGTGCAGCTGACCGCCAGCAGGCAACCATTGTTTTTGATGTTGCCGCAGATATGGTACGTATGTGTCCGGCGCTCAATAAGCGTGTGAAGATTCTTGCTTCTCAGAAGCGTATCATCTACACACCAACCAACAGCTTCTATCAGGTACTATCTGCAGAAGCCTACTCCAAACACGGCTTTAACATCCACGGTGTTGTCTTTGATGAGCTCCACACTCAGCCCAACCGAAAGCTCTTTGATGTTATGACCAAGGGCTCCGGAGATGCCAGAATGCAGCCACTGTATTTTCTCATCACCACTGCTGGAACAGACACCAATAGCATCTGTTATGAAACCCATCAGAAAGCCAAGGACATCCTGGAAGGCAGGAAGATTGATCCTACCTTCTATCCGGTGATTTATGGTGCAGACGAATCTGATGATTGGACGGATCCGAAGGTCTGGAAGAAAGCAAATCCCTCTCTTGGTATTACAGTCGGTATTGATAAGGTGAAGGCCGCCTGTGAGTCAGCCAAACAAAATCCTGGAGAAGAGAACTCCTTCCGACAGCTTCGTTTAAATCAATGGGTAAAGCAGGCAGTCCGCTGGATGCCAATGGAGAAATGGGATGCCTGCTCCTTTGCGGTCAATCCGGATGAGCTGGAAGGACGTGTCTGCTATGGTGGTCTGGACCTCTCTTCCACTACGGATATCACCGCCTTTGTGCTGGTATTTCCACTTCAGGATGAAGATGACAAATATGCCATTCTCCCATACTTCTGGGTGCCGGAAGATACGCTGGAGCTGCGAGTTCGTCGTGATCACGTGCCGTACGATGTCTGGGAGAGACAGGGCTTCCTGCAAACCACAGAGGGTAACGTCGTCCACTACGGCTATATCGAAAAATTCATCGAGCGCCTGGGTGAGAAATACAACATCCGTGAGATTGCCTTCGACCGCTGGGGAGCTGTTCAGATGGTACAAAACCTGGAGGGCATGGGCTTTACGGTGGTTCCCTTCGGCCAGGGCTTTAAGGATATGAGCCCTCCTACCAAGGAGCTCATGAAGCTAACTCTGGAGGAACGTCTGGCGCATGGCGGTCATCCGGTGCTTCGCTGGATGATGGATAACATC